TAATCTATAGTTATTAACATTAGTGAAATTAGAATTACCCTTAATAATTATAATACCTAAGAATATAGCATTTTGTTGAGTGTTAGGTGTTTCTATAAATGGTTCATTTGTATAATTGGATTGTGCTTCATCTAATGTACTATACTCACCTAATCCATAATAATCTACTATACCTTTTGTAGCACTATTTGGATAATAAAATATACGATGAACATAGAATTTTGATGGGCTAACAGATGTTAACACACCATTTCCATTTGGATTATATTGGGTTGTATCAATTCCTGTATATCCTAGACCAGCATTTGTATCTTGTACAAAAGATGATCCTGACTGGTAATATCTGAATATTTTAGAAACAGTTGTTCCTGCATCTGTAATGTAAGATGGATTATTTGGGTCAACTTGGTAATTTCTCCCATCTGCAAATGCTGTTCCGCTTCCTACTGTTAATCCTAAAGAACTACTAGTATTTAAAGCGTATCCTGATAGTTTAAGTGGGCCAAATGCTTTAATGAAATCGTATGTTCTTTGCTTATAACCATATGCTACATTTGGATAAGTAATAGTAGCATTTACTGTACTTTGGTTTTGGTGTAATACTGTTCCTAATGAAATAGAAGTATTATATTGACCATCATTCCAAGGAATAACTTGTTGTATAATTTGTCCATTACTGTCTATTCCTAAAAAGGTTTGAATAGATGAAGTACGATAAGTAATAGTTTGATTAACAAAATTACCCCAATTTACAAATTGTATTGTAGGATATGGATCATCATTTATTGATGCATTTAATGTGACTATAATACCACTACCAGAGCTGATATTAAAAGTTGTGCTACCTGTAGTGGCAGTTATTAATCCTCCATGTAGCAAACCAGTGTATAAATTACCTTCTAACCAACGTAAACGAGTTGTATTAGCGTATCCATTTCCATTTTGTGAAAAATATAAATCTTGAGTAGAACCTGATACATAAATATAAGAGGCAGATAATGATGTATCTAGATTAGTTGTCACAGGAAGATATCGAGTATATCCTGTTTGATTTAAATCTCCAAATATACTAATTGTAGGATTAGGTTGACCTAATGCTCCTGAGATGATAATACTACCTGATAATGTTGTGTTACCTAATAGAGTATTATTACCTACTTGTGTTGTGGAGCCAGTTATATTTAATGAACCTGTTAAAGTAAGAGCATTAGCATTTTTATCAAATGTAAAGTTACCACTCCCACTTGATACTTTATTATCATTAAATTGGACTGATTTGTTAGGCCCAGCAGGGAAGGCTTTTACACCTGTGATTCCACTACCATCCCCATAAAATGATCCAGAAAATGATCCCGAGTAGGATTTATAAACATCTATAGGAAAATATTCTGCCATTTATTTTGGTATAAATATTAGAAGAATGTAAGCTGCCTAGAAAATACAGAATCAGAATGTCTTGCTACATAAAGATATTTTAAATTATCTTCTGTTCTTACCATCCACATTCTTCGTCCTTGAACAGCCGCACCCATACCTGATGGTATTTGGCCCGCATTGTGAGTTATATCTTGATCAACATCTAAATAATATATACGAGCGTTAGCGTTGGTTTGAATATATAATCTACTTTCTCCATCATAAGCATACATTGTACCTGTTCCTAATGCTTCACCAATTTGTACACCTAATAAAGATGCTCTTGGGTATTCAAGTTGCATAGTATTAATGTTATACTTAGTGTATCTTGTAGTAGCGTTACCTTCAAATAAGTAAATATATTTTCCTCTGTTGGCAGCAGAACCTGATGGCCCATATCCATAGATCCATTTTAATTCTCCTCCTGTTGATCTTACAGCATTAGGTATAATACTATAAGTACTTGTTGAATCAAAAGCAGTTGTTAATGCTACAGTAAGAGTGTTATTAGTATTAGCTGTAATAGTGTACTCATTACCTACGTTTGTACCAGCTAATATTCTTAAACGAGCACCTGCCCAAAAGTTTGAAGGCCAGTTCTTAGTACTATCAGTTAATATAGTAGTAGTACCAGATGTACATTGTCCATGCCCCCAAGTTGTAGCCATACTTGATGTAGTCCAAATATTAGCAGTAGCTGTGGCATTTTGGCTTATAGACATTGATATAAACTGGGGAGCTGTAGGTGCTATATCAAATGATCTAAAAAATGTTCCCGCAGGAATACCTGATCCTGTTATTGGGGCTCCTAATGGTAAGGCTAAAACACTTGCTGATAAACTAGCTGTTACATATACAAATGGTGCTCCATTGACTGTACTTCCAGATACAAAATAAGTACTACCAGTATAAGGAGCTGAGTCTAGACCATAGCTTGCTTGGAATGAAGCAGATGATATAATGTTATATCCCCAAATTGCACCTGCTATTGAAGCAGGAAGAGCTGAGTTTAATGTTAATGATTGAGATGTATTACTAGCTATCAATCGATAGTAAGTAGTAGCACTCTGAGCTGTATTATTCCATACTTGCAATACTCTACCAGCATGCTCATTTGTTATCCAGTTTTTAGACATATCAAAAATTGGAGAAGTAGTATGAGAATTTAAGGTAGCGTTAGCTGACGGTGTACCACTCATACCATAAGTAAATTGAGTAGGACCAGTACCTGCTGTTAAAGCAGTAGATAATGGGTATGAACTTGTCACTACAAAATAACCATTATAGAAAGATGAATCTGCTCCTAAAGCACCAGATATAAAAATTCTATCTCCATCTTTAAAGCAATGGTTAGCAATTGTAGTAACAGTTGCTACTGCTCCAGTTCTAGTAATAGCAGAAATTGGAAATTTCATTTCACCACTAGAAGAATATTGAGCATATGCTATATTAGTAGTACCCCAATCAAATACTTGAGAAGGTGACCATGAATTACTTTCATCTGAATATTGGGCTAGTGTAGCATTAGCTGCTCCCATCATATAGTACTTATCATCATCAGGTACTATATCATATAAATTACTAGCACTCATTGGAATGTCCCAATCATGACCTATAGTAATAGTATCACTAGTATTTCTAATAATAGTATGTTCTTGACCATTAGTTAAATTTCTAACTTTATAGTTATGAAACTGTCCTGGGATCCAAGTTTTGGTACTATCAGTAAATGATCTAGATGTAGCTGATGTTATAGAACCTGAGTCATATTTAGCTACAATTGAGCTATCAATTCCCTCAATATATAATTCAGTAGCAGCAGTGTATGAAGGTATAACACCAGTTTGACTATGGTTTGAATACCATTGACCTCTAATTGGTTCAAACCAATAGTGAGTGAAAAACGAACCTGCTGTTATGTTTGTTATATGATGTAAAGTTCCACCTTTAATCACACATTCACTTGTAATATCTAAATCAGTAGTTAAAGGAGAATCTAAAGTTATAATATTGGACTCAATAACAGCCCTTGAAGCATATGCTGTACCTGGGGTTAGAAAGTTAGCGTCCCATCCATGGTTATAAGCATTGTGAGTATCTATAGCATGCCAGTTGGCATCTGCGAAATATAAAGTATCGTTATTATTATAAAGAATAGTTCTTGTAAAATATTGCTGTGAAGTACCTAAATAAACACGAAGTTGATAATTCCTCCATTGATTTACTCTCCATTTTTTAGATGAATCAGTCATATAACCTACACTAGCACCAAGGTTTTGGAAGGCTGTTACAGTAAGATAATCAAAAGTAACAGGATTAGATACATCAGTTATAGTACGTTCTTGTCCTGCTCCTAATCCATTTATAACTTTTATTTTATATCCTTTAACTGTCTCACCAGCTAAAAATGCTCCAGTAATAGTAGAACCACTTCCACTTATAGCATAAGTATGATAACCATCATCTACTTTCCAAGTACCAGTGACTGTACTAGTTACAGCTGCTGGTACACCTGCATTTATAAAAGACCATGAATCTGAGTAAGTATCATATCTCCAAAAGTTTTGACCGCTAATAGCGTATATATATTGATTACTACTTCCTGTTAATGGAGGTAATACAAATGTAGCTGTTGCGTTAGATGTAAATGGGACATATCTCATCCATTCCCATACTGGTTGGTCTACTATTTTTCTAAGTCTGTTTACTAATGCCATGTTAACTAAATGTTAAATTATTTCTTAATGCTATATATGCTTGTCTTGATCCTAATATAAAGTAATGTTCTGCTGAAGTTACGGTACTATTAATTCCACCCATAAATGTTAAGTTTTGTTGAGTAATTGTTTGTGGTATAGAAGATATTGTAGCTTCTACTCTTTGTTGACCAACTGAGTTTTGGTTAGCGCTTGGTTCCATCAATTTAACCATACGTCTCATTAACTCATTTTGTTCACTAATTAATTGTAATGTTTCATCAGATGCAGGTGTAAGGATATTATCAATGAAGATTTGCAGTTTATCACCACTTGACATTAAGGTAGTGTCAAAATTTAGTGTTAAAATATTGTTAACTATAGTACCACCTGCATTTGGGTCTGCAAAATTATAGATAATCTTGTTAGTGGTCACATTAGTAATAATCAATAGTTGTTCTAATGTTAGAACATCTGTTGTATTAAATGTGACAGTTTGATTAGCAGCGTCAAAACTATAATCTTCAAATAGTATTTTCATTGGATATTAATCTATATTGTTCCCCAGATATACTTGTGTTTTGTAATTCAATCATAATTCGTTCAGATTGATATTGGTCGTAGCAACTAAAGACCGCAGTCCATATTCCTTCTTGCAATAACTGTACTTCGTATGTTGTCATATTGTATATGATAATAAATATATTGCTATTAGCCAAGCGCTATTGCATAAGCTATCATTAAAGAGTTTAAATCCACTCCATTTTGAGTAATATTACCTTGAACATTTAGTGATCCACTAATGGAAACACTACCTGTCATTTCTATTTGGTTTTGGGTTCCGTACTTTATAGCGGGAGTTAAACCATCAGGATAAAATAAATATCTATTCTCGAAGTTTGCTGATAAAGCCCCAGATGAGTCTATAATACGTCTTCTATTCCAATCAATAGCAGTATTTTCCGCGTCATCATAAAGGATACCATTTTGCCAATTTAATCGATTTACCCCAGTATCATCATATAAATTAAAAGTTTCCCAATCTACAACAATTACTTCTGTTGAATTTTGTAAGTAACCATTTAACCAATCAACTTTAGTAATAGGTCCACTAGTTAAAACTCCGGTTAAAGTATTTATTCCAGTGTTATCTGTAGGTGAGTTTTGTGTTATTAAACTCCCAGTTACACCTAAACTTCCAGTTATTAATGCAGATCCAGTATATGGGAAAGAAGAAGGTAATGTGAATGCAGAACCTGTTCCATCATATATTAAGGTACCATCAGTCTGTAAGACTCGTTGGTAACTATCTTCTATATTCTGGCCAGTAAAATCAAATGGTCCAGCCATAACTTTTATTTAATTTATTTAGGTAGTTTAGCAACTATCCCATTTATAATCTCTTGAACATAATTTTGTTCAACTTTGTTTTCTTGTAGATAAGTACCAATTATGTTGTTTACTTTATCTTTTTTAACAGTTAAGTTTTTAACATTGATATCTTCTTTAACTAACATTTTAACTATTCGGATAATATGTTCAGTTATAGGATCAACTTCTTGTATTCCTGTGATTTGAATTTTAGGAGTACTATCTTTTATTACTTCAGCATCATTAGATTTAACTTCTACAGTTACTTTACGTGATGCGTCAACTATAAATTCTGACTTCCAAGGAGTAAAATACGTATCCTCTGCTATGACTTCAAGCTTTATTTGGCCTGAGGTGTTATCTTCTAAAAGACCTTTTAGTTTTTTAATAGGGATAGAACATTTTCCATCTCTATCAATAGTTCCTTCAAATAAAAGACTTATATCGTTTGATTCAATAATTAATCGAGCCGAACTGTTTTTTAATGAAGCGCCTTCAAGTTTAATATTACACTCAAATACTTCGGGTTTATCCGTAAATAATTTATACATTATAATTCTACTTTTATGTTTATTCCTAAGACTTCCTTAGCGACTAGGGATACGTCTGATATACGTATTTTACGATTCAATACCTCTTTAGTTTCTTTGTATTCTTTGTTTTCTATTTTACAAAGTAACTTTATAAATTTTTGTTTTTTCTGTGGATGTCTATCAAAGTAGTCACTTGGAGTATACCCTCCACCTAATGCATTTACTACATCGGTTATAAGCGCGACATCATCCCAAGTAAACGGATTAACACTCTGGTTCGAGAATGGATTCGCATTCCAAGAGAAATTGGCGTTATCCCACTGAAATGGTGTTCTCGTACTCATTATTTATAGTATTTAAGATAATCTTCTTTTAAATATGCTGCCAACCCAGGTACTTTATTTTTTTGTTCTGCTAATAAAACCATATTTCTATTTGTAGTATAAGTAGTATCACTGTTACCTACAAGCTGCCATTGGATTTGAAATTTAATATATAATGTAGTGTTAACATCATTGTATTGATCTTTAGTTAATTCATCAAATAAAAATTCATTTCGTTTTTTGATAAAATAACGAGTAAATACACCTACTTTATAATCTTTAGGAGTAGGATACAATGGAGGAATAGGGGATGTTACTAAAACAGGAGTAGAAGGAATAACATTCTTTACCACAATAGGTATCAATTCTTTATTTTCTCCATCTCCTGGGAATCTACCTGTGTAATATTTTCCATTATATAATTTATAGTATGATCCAATATAAGAAGGTCCATCACTGTTATAATCAATAATAGTTTTATATTCATCTCCATTTGTTTGGAGATTTTGTTGGATTTTATTTTTAGGATAGTAAGCCATCTATTATTTTATTTAAAAGTTGTATATTGATCAACATATTTTTTATTATCATTATACGCTTTTTCTCTTCCTGCTACTGTAACACAGTCTGATTTATATTCTGTTTTTGTTCTACTACCATATCCATTCCAATCTCTATATGATCTCCATGCCCACTCATTTGATCCCCCTCCATTATCAAACATATTTCGTTCTATTATTTTTGAAATTAATGGAACCAATCCTGCTTGTAAATTAGCAAATGCATAATAGAATTTACTTTTTCCTGTTCCACCCTCAGTAGCTTGAACTTTTCCTACAACCTCAGATGCTGAGAACACATTGAATCCACTGCTCTCAACTCCTGATATATTGTTGTTAAATCCTCTAAATCCACCATTTTTTCCTCCTTGTTCAGTTCGGCTAACAGCATATGCAGAATATAATACTTTCTTTTTAATATCCTTAGTAGCCTTTGGTATAAGTTTATTGATAACTGCTTCTGCGGCTGTTACGTACTCTTGTGGTGTTACTTCTGTTTTACTATATTTTACTTCGGGTTGAGATGCTAAGTTTATAGTTACAGAAGGTGTATTTTCAATATTTGCAACTTGAGGCATAGGTCCTTTTCTCCATAGTGTACTACGAGGATAGGTTGCATCCACATTGTTTGAGGATGCTCCACATACTTCATCAGGATTAGCTGAAGCTACACTTCCTCCACTTGGGGATTTAGGAACTGTTACTGCTACAATGTTTTTAACATTTGGTGGGTTAGATATTTTAACATTATCATATTTTGGGCCACATATACTATTTAAAGTAGTTACCCATTCACCATCAGATACTTTATGTGATACTCCAGAACATATAAATTGAATTTTATCTTTATACGCTTTAGGAAGTAATGTAGTATCTATAGTATATGTTTCATATATTTTAACACCACTTAATCCTAACATTGTTAATTCTAAGTCAAATGGAATAAAACCAATACCTGGTATTTTACCTTGATTGGTAAATTCTCCGATTTCCATTTTAAATAAATCAGTTATACCACCTCTTAAATTACTAATATCATTATCTGTTAAATATTTTTGATGTACTTTGTTATTAAAGTTTTGAAGATTAACAACATTCTCTAAAAATTTATCAGCTACACTACTTCCTGATGCTATAGAAGCATTTGGATTTACTCTGTCAGTAATAATTCTGTCTGTTAGACCTATATTCCATTTACTTAAAGCAGTAGCGTTTTCTCCAACAGTATTACCATTGGATTGAGCTCCAACTGTAGTCATTGTAGCAAAATTATTAGATAATTTAGTTTTAAAGTTTACACTTTTAACAAAACTACCATAATTATTTTTTAATATATTAGCATTAAATTGGACTATACCCGCATCTTCACCACTACTATTATATACACCAGGAATAAAGGTATTATCAATTATCCTAAATGTATTTTTATCTTCATCATATATTATTTCAAAATTATTAACATTACCTAAAGCATTTTGTACTCCAGCCATTAAATTATCTAAGAAATCATATAGTGATATTTTAGATTCTTTTATATCAATATTTTTATCTAATGTTGAAGATATATATTCCATATTAATATAGGTATGCATTAAATTACCTACATATGGTTTATTTAAATCTTTAAATCCAGTATCTTTAATTTGAGTATAAAGTTCTGACCCAGCTTGTAACGCTGTAGATGGGTTGTATGCTAGATTAGAATTTGGATTTCTATACTCTCTAACTACTATAGATTTTTTTTCAAGTTTCGCGGTAAGAGTTGTTGTTACTGTTGTCGCAGCTTGACCTACAATTTTTGAATCTACAACATTTATGTTTTTTAAGAATTGAATATTAGTATCTATGTTTACAATATATTTTTCATTTAAAACTGGAGTAGTTGGGGTTGGGGTGTTTACAATGTTACCAATTTTACTAACAACATTATAACCATTAATTAAATTACTTTCACTATCTTGCCCAGCAGTGAATGCTGCTTCTAAATCTGCTACTAAAGACTTATTTAGAGGAGGTGTAGATATTGAAGAAGGTAATGTTGCTGATACAGGGGAAAAGGAAACTGGGTTATCTCTCCAAGCGTTCTCATTTTGGTAAATATCTCGACCTGCTGCTTTTTGGAGAGCAAGAAAAGATGAATCACCTTGAAGTATAGTTACTGGGGCAGTGTTACTATTATTTGTACCTGTTGTTGAAGTTGCATAAGATATTGTTAGGTATGTGTAAACAGTATCTATATAATATGGTCCTGATGGGGTTCCGCTGCCTCCTATTTCATCTAATTCTATAGGTATTAGACATACTTTAGGATCTATTGAGCAATGTCTTGGGAATGTAAAACAATAATTACTATTATAGTTATAATCTATTTCAAATAAAGGTGAAGAACCTAATAGTTCTTTTTCCTCACCTGCAATATTTGTTTGTGTTGTATTTGATCTAGAAGTATCATAGTATAATAAAAATGATTCTATTATTCTTAATAGAGTTCCAAGTTTCATATAATACTGTCTAGTCCCCCAAGTTCCTCCAGAAAGTGTTGTTGGAAATTCAAACATTAGTATTTCCTTCCATGTTAAATGGTCTGTAGCATTATTAACAGCTGATAATGCATCTCTATTAACAACAGCTTTAAGACCAGCCATTGCTTCTATATTGTAGTTATGCATTGGGTAATACAACCCATTTCCTTGATCTACTCCATGAGCATATTCCTTACCAGGAGGGAATACTTGGCTAGTTATTAATGTTAAAATTCTATTTATTGTAGATTTATAATAATTAGATTGAATTGATGAAGGTGGAGGAGTCTGTGGATTATTAGGATCAGCAGGAGTAACGGCTGGGGTACCTTGAGGTATTGGAAGTGTAGTGTTAATTTTTAAAGATTCAATAACATCACCTGATGATCTGGCTGTTATTGTTATGTCGTACCCTCCATCTGGTCTTAAAGTCCAAGAGAAGTTAGTTACTAAACCAAAGAAAGCATCATAATTACTATCAGAATTTTTTCTTTCTTTTTTAATTAATTTTAACATTTCAGTCTGAGTGGTTCCTTTTAGGAATGTGTCAGATAAATCATGTCTTGATTGAACTAATTCCCCACTATTGTTAAAATATACACTATGACCCCACTCTAATAATATGCTATATTTTAGTCTCATATATAAGACTTCTAGTATTTGAAATTGTTCTAGGTTATGACATTTAATTTCAATGTTAGCCTCACGTAATGAACCTCGGTTCATTGCTTTAACATCCATAGATACAATACCTGGAGGAGGGACAAAACCATAATCTGAGTTTGAGGTAAACCCATATGATGATTGGTCATTATAACCAAACCCACTAGTAAATCCATTTGGAGTTCTAGCTGAGAATAATTTAAATTGTTTTGCTAATCCACTTCCAGCGTATTTGGCTTGCCCAGCTAATCCAAGATTAGTTAATGCTTCTCCATTTACATCAACACCAGATGTTAATCTAATAAAAGCAGTATTAGTATTCTCAAATTTTATAGTATCTAGATCTTTGAGACCAAGACCTAATTTTTCTTGCCTTTTAGCTATTTGTTTTTTAACATACGGCTCAAAACTTCTCCCTATAATATCAGCCATATTATGAGTTTAATTCGTTATAACTTGTTAATATTGAGTTTATGTCGATTGGTATTCTAAGTTGAGTACCTTCAGGTATAAATATTGAGTTTTGTGGTAAAAGATCATTTGCTATTGAAATAATCCACCATAATGATGAATCACCATAGTATTGATTAGCTAATAAATCATATCTATCACCTATAGTTGTTATAACATATATGTCAGTATTAGACAAAGGAACAGTTGGGTATTTAGAGTCTTTATAATACCTAACTTTTTTTGTTGGGTCTTTTTCTATTGTTATATATTGATAACGATTCATATTATTATATTTTATACTCTAGGCCCAGCGGTAGTATTTGTGTTTAATAAGAAATTACCTTCTATACCAGTTGGTATAGCGTCTATTGGAAGTTGAGGTCCTTCATCTCCTTCTGTTTCTCCAGCTGCAAAACCTGGGAGAGTTGATCTTCCACTTTGTGCAGTTGAAGGAATGTCTAATTGTGTTGGAGGTGTAGATGATGCTTCTAAAATTCCTTTTTCTTGTACTCTAGTACTAGTGTTTTCAAAACTAGTATATGTTGGAGATAAATAAGGGTTAGAAGCTTTAAATGAATTAGTGTACTCACCAGCTTCTTTTGTTTGGAAATCTTCTGGTTGTTGTCCTTCTTTATATTGACTAGCTATATTAGATCTATCTACAATAGTGTGTGTTCTATTTCCAATAAATGCTTCTCCTCTTTGTGGTGTATAGAATGTTCGGGATGATACTTCATTTGTTAATGGTACTAAATTACATTGAATTTTAATACCTTTAGGAAGTTGACCTACATATAACGAATCTTCTCCGTTTTTAAATTTCCTTCCATCTATATCTCTGTCAATATCAAATCCCATTTCCATAATAGGAGTATAAGCTAAAGATTTAACTACTACTAATGATCTTCTTAAATAGTCTCCCATTGTAAAATAACATAAGTTACCTCTCATTAACCCAGCATCTGAGTAATCAGGCATTGTAGTCCAAGATAAAGCATTTAATTTTTGATAACTAGATATCATATCTGCTCTTGATAGATTAGGTACAACAAATGTTACTGAAAATTCTCGAGTGAATCCTTTGTATTTATAGAAGTTTTCTGCTCTACCATTATATCTGTAAGCGTCCCATTCTCCATTAAAAGAATCATTAAAATCTTCAACATATGCCCTAAAATCAATTAAAGTATTTGCACCTCCATTATTATTAACTAATGTAAAATTAAAATCTATAATATCTTCTCCTTTAACACCTATTTCTCCTTGATCAGGAGATACAGCTAGGTTAGGATTAAGAATTCGAGTTATACCATTTCTAGAATTACTTTTAAAGTATGTTTTACTAGTATTATAACCATATCCTTCTCCTCCATTTTCTCTATTAAATTGAGTATAATCAGTACTAGGAATATCAGGAATAGATTCTCTAAAATCTAAAACAGTTCCTTTAGAGTTAACAGTTACATTATGAGCAGTTTGAATTTGATTATATGTTAAATAACCTGGTTCTGTGGATGTAAATGTATTTGAGGTTAGAGTATTTCTATTTAAAACATCACTAGCGTTTTCCGCGTTTCCCCATAATGTAGTATTAGGGATAGAAGAATTTATACTAGTTTTTATTAAAAAAGATACACCTATTCCACTTTGAAATAACCCTGTTACATTATAGTTTTGATTAATACCTGATCCTGGGTTGTAGTTCCATACAGTAGAAATATGGTTTGGGGTTAGTGGGATGGTTTTGGAAAATGAAATTGTAGATTTCTCTAAAGGAATTTTTACATTAGATGTAGAATTCCATAGTCTTATATTCGTTTTACCTATACCTAAAATTGAGTTAGGACCTCCACCATATGAGAATAAAATTTGAGAATTAGGAGTAGTATTTAAACCATATTCACTAATTGGTAAAATATCATCAAATTTTTGTTGCTTATTAGTGTTAAATAACCCAGTTAATCTATTTATACTAACTTCGTCATTTAGTTTAGTTACTTTAAAATAACCATCTGTTCCGCCACTAAAATACCCTTTCCTAAATATATTAAAGCCCTGTTTGTTTAAATGGTATCCAATTGATAATACCCCAGCTTGGGCTATTGTACCTAAAGGATTATATATTCTATTAATACCATCTACTACATCAACACCTTGTCTTTCTAGTAATTCTTGCTTAGCAATAAATAAAATACCATTAGCAGAAGCACCTGATCCTAATGGACTAAAAAATTTAGTTAACCTACTGACATCTCGTAAGGAACTAATGGGGTTTAAATACCCATTACGTAATAAAAAATCAGGGGAAGTAGGAGCTTCTCCGTCAGGTATAGGGGTTACAATGTATGGTTGATTACTTGAACCACCACCCTTTCTATCCTTCCCATACCCTAAAGACTTTAAATTAGTCTGTAGGTCTCTTAATGCCATTTATTATCCTGGTAGGTTATTTAAATAAGGTAAAGGTTGTCCACTTGGTGATACAGATGGAGATGTTCCTCCTAAATCTAAATTTGAAGGAGTTGGAAGAAAATTACCGGTTCCATCTAAGTACTGCTGATAGTCTCCATTAACTGCTTGAAAATTGTTACCAGTTATTGAGTAACTATCATGCATCTGAGAAGCATTTGTAGCTAGAGGATTTACTGATGGTGTATTACCATTATAAGCGGTTAGGTTTGATCCAGGTCCTTGAAGTAAGTCTAATAGTCCCATATTGTTTGTTTTTAAGGTTTATTATAAATATTTAATACTATTGGAGTTTACTTGAACCTTTAAGATTTTCATTATTAACACCACTAGCTATCTCTCTTTCATTTACTTTAACAGAAGTATTAACTTGTAATGGAACTTTAGTCATCGCCCCAGCAACAGCCGCTCCTATAATTGACGCCATTTGATTATAATCTACATTCATCCCACCACCACTACTACCTTTACTTCCACCACCTGGGTTAATTCCTACTTCATTTTCACCTAATAAATCAGTTCCTACTTTGATTGTACCATCTGCACCATACATTGCTTTATCTTTAGGATCTAATTGAACAGATCCAAATTCCCCAGTCATTATTGGTCCTTTTTTGGTATCAATTTTAGCATCTTTAACACTATTTAGTAAACCAAATCCTGCTGTTGTTACTGCGGCTGCAGCTGCTATACCTAATGGAACCCCAGCTATTGGAATTGTTGCTAATGAAGAGTATGCTTTATAAGCGGCATATACTACAGCTAATCCTGCTACATATTTTAATATTTTTCCTACTGTGCCTAAAGGACCAATTATTGCGCTTACTTTTTCTCCAATAAAACTAAAAGCATTACTTATTGCTCCTAATACCATATTAATACCCATTAAAGCAGGTTGTAAAATATCAACTATAGGAGATATCATTTGAAGTAAAGGATCAGCTATAGATACTAATACTTCTTTCATTTTTTCCATGGAGTCATTTAATCTTTCTTGGATAGATTGTTGATGCATCATATCCTCTAATTGATTTTCAGCTAACATTTTAGCTGCTTCTTTTTCCCCGTATTGTTTTTTAGCAGCTTCATAAGCTGCTTGTTCTTCTTTAGATAAATCTCTACCTATAGCTGCTAATGCTTCTTGTTCAACTAATGAGTTAGCTAATTCTTCTCTACTCATACCAACAGATTTAGCAAATGCTTCTTGTTGAATACGATTCATTTTAGAGAATTCTGCTGAGCCTCCTATTTGATTATTAATTTCTTCAGCAACTGTAGCTAGATCTCCATTTAACGCAGCCAAGCGAGCTGTTTCTAGATTTATTTGTTTACCTGTTAATAATTCTGCTTCTAATTCAGCTGATATGCTGTCTTCGAAATTAAGTAATGATCCAGCTATTTTATCTACTTGGTCTAAGCTTGTTCCTAATGCTTTAGCTTGTACTGCTGCTTCCGCTAATCCTTTAGCTCCACCTACTAATGATAATTTAGTAGCGTTAGAAGTATTAGCTGTTTCTTTCATTAATTGTTTAACATTAATTGCTAAACCTTTCTGCATTGATAATGCTTTAGCACTACCTAAAAACTGTTCTGTATTCTCTTCTAAATTACCTCCAGTTGCTAAGGTAATTTTTTGCATTCCAATTAACTCTTCATTAGTTAATCCTGCTTTCTCTCTTAATTTAGTCATTGTGACTAAATCGGCTTCATTCAATTTAGCATTAGTACCTAAAGAATTACCTATAGCTACCATACTTTCCTGTAATCGTAATGTGTTTACTGAGGCATCTAAAGTTGAGTTGGATAATTGGGTTAAATCTTGTCTGGTTTTAGAAGCAGCATCATAAGTCATATTCATTGACTTAGCTAAATCCCCAGTAGCTTTATCTGCTCCCATTAATGTTTCCCACATCATTTTCATTAACCCTAAGGTCATAGCTGTTGGGTCCATTAAATTTTCTTTAAGGGAACCACCAGCTGATTTGAATGCTGCTTTCATAGTTGAAGCCTTAGTAGCTCCTTCTTCACCAGCCGCCGCAGTAGCGTCTTCTAATACCTTAGCTGAGTCAATGAATGATCCTATTATAGGGAGTTTTCCTACATCTTTTATTAGTTTACCAGCTAGACCTAAATTATCATCTATTTTTTCAGATGCTTTGATTGTTTCATCTAGTTGTGCATTAAACTGTTTTAAATGACCTGCGTTTCTAGTTATTTCTTGGGAAATATTTTGATGAGCTATTCTAGCTTCTCTTAAATCTTTTTTTTCTTTTTTAGATAATTCAGCTTTAGCTTCTAATTCTTTTACTCTATCTTTAGCTAATTTACCAGCTAATTTTAAATCATTTTCTCTTTGTTGAGTTTGTTGTTTTAGTTTTTCTAATTCTTTAGTAGATAATGTATTAGTTCCTTCAACATGATTTTGTAGTTTAGCAGCTAAACTAGTTAATCCACTAAAAGCATTTTTAGTTCTATTAACTCCACTATTTATACCTTTAATTTCATCAAGTATACGAGTAAATCCTTCTCTAGCTCCCGCTATATCTTTAATATAGTCCTTCCATTCATCTCGCAAAGACTGAATTAATCTTTCAGCTTGTACTAAATCACCTGTAAAATTCCTTAAACTAGCCTCATCTGCTGCTAAGCCTAATTTTTTAGCTAATTCAATACCTTCTTTAATAAGATTATTAATATTTTGTTGTTCTTGAGAAGTCATAGTATATTATGTGGGTATAAATATAGAAAAAGCCAAGTTTTAATACTTGGCTATCTTCTTATTGTTGTCCATTTTACCTTTAAAATGTGATGGTAATTCAACTTTACCTTCTTTAATCTTTTGAGACTGGGATGCTAAGTCTTCATTTTGAGCTTTATTTTTTTCTTCATAAAATTCTTTTATCTTATGGAAAGTAAATTTACGAAGCCAAATAGGCATATTATAGATTGTTTCCCAATCATATCCTCCTTGACCATGAAAAACTATTTCATGTATTTGAGTAAATAAACTAGCTCTAGCTTGAGGAATTATATCAGATGTCAGGCCAAAAAAAGCTAAGTCCAATTGGAATTGATACTTTTTCATTGCTCCCTTCTGGAAAAAAGGTCAGATCTACGTCTGGTTGCACCTCCTTTATATACTCCCTTAACGCTCTGGAGTCACGAGCTAAAAAATAATTATCTACAAATTCTCTAATATCTTTTTGATCTTGGTTACCATTTATAGAAGTAATAATATACTTTAAACGTGTTGAAAGTTCTGCTGAGGCATTTTTATTAATTTTCTTTAATCCTTCTAACTCAGCATTTATTTTCTTTTCGTCTTTTCCAGTTAACAATTTAAAAGTAATATTATCACCTGATGATGGTATAGTGAATTTAAATTCATTAATTCCTTTTTTAAATAAGGAAGTATTTAATGGTTTATCTTCAATTGTAGTTAAATCAATATTGTATTCTTCTCCACCAAAAGTAAATTTATAATCTTTACCATATCCTAAAATACGAGCTGCTACTAAAACAGCGTTTTTATCACCGATAATTAAATCTTCATAATCTATGTCAGAGACAATAAGTGATTTAACTAACTCATCTAATACCGTACCTTTACTAATATAGTTTTGGTTGGTTAAGATGTCTTCTTCACGAGCAGTCATATACTTCATTTCTATATTACCGCTTGATAAAGGTGATGATTCAGGATAGATTAATCCTTGTGATGGCAATTCAATAACTTCTGTTGGAATTTTTAATTTGTTTTCGCTCATAGCTTTTATTTGTTATAACTTTAATGTCATATATAAATATATAAGGAAAAAAGAAGCTCGCAAAAATGCGAGCTCTTTTATGTTTAAGTAGTGAGATTAGAAATTCAATACAGCGTAGTCAATAGCTAATGTCATTGTGAGGTTTACAGCGGTATCTGCAGTGTCCCAATTGTATTCACCAAAATTAGCTTCTTTAATAAATGCGCCTTTTAATACCCATTCACTTACTATATCACCTACAGGTCCTAGTACATCGATAGTCAAATCCTTTTTATAAAAGTCAGAATACCCATCTCTACCTGTTACTGATTCGTGGTGTAAACGTACCCATTCCATCACAGCCTGTGCTCCAGATGGAGTAATAGGATCAAATAATGTTAATGTAACATCACCCCATACACTTTTTCCTTTTACTTTACGTAAAATGTTGATGTGGTTTAAAGGTACTTCACCTTGGGTTAATGTAACAGCACTAACTCCTTTGATTATATAGCTAGGGATACCATCCATATAAAGGATGAATCGGTTAGCCTGTTTTGGTTCAAAGGCTGTGAAGAATATCTCGTTTGCGTCTAATATTGCCATGTCTTTTTATTTATTATAAATATCTATATAATTAATCTTTATGCTGGGAAGGTAGCTCCAGTTGGTGTGATATTGAAATCTAAGTAAATAAATTCAGCAGTTTTAGTAGGTTGTAAATAAATTTGTCCTACCATTTGATTTTGATCAATTACTGTTGGTGTATTATTACTGTCATCCATTATTACTCGGAATGCATACAATCCTTGTCTTTGTTGAACACTTTCTAAGTATGGGTTAACTTGTGCTAAGAAGTTATTTCTTGTAGCAGTTGTATTTTGTTCAAATACTAAGTTTTGAGCAACTTGAGAAATGTACGATTTAAGAGAAATTAATAAGCGGCGAACATTTACACGATCTAAAGCACTTGCTCTAGTTTGTAATGTTTTCTGACCATATACTACTACTCCAGTTCCTGGGAATGTAGCGATTGGGTTTACTTTTCCACTATATAAAGTATCTCTGTCACCTTGTGGTAAACGTCTTTCAGCCATAATTACTTGAGATAATCCACCTCTGTTTATACCTGCTGGTGCAAACCATGGTTCAGAAACACTATCATTATAAGCATATACTCCACCTATTACAGTTGAAGCAGGTACCCAAACGTTTTGTCCTGAATCTGGGTCTTGTACTTGACACCATGGCCAGTATTCAGCAGCGTATGATGTATTTCTTGTAGCCGCTTGTGATGTTACAGTTGTAACACTTCCAGCTCCGTAAGCTACAGGATCTAATACATAAATAGCATCTCCACGATTTTGAGTATTTGAGATAATTTGAGTTACTGTTGAAGTATGACCAGCATCATATAAACCAGGTGTTAGTAACACATTATATTTATAGTCATCTTGGTTTGCTAATAAAGCAACCATATTATCATAGCTTCCACTAACTAAACCTTGAGTATTAGTGTTACTAATATTTTGATAGAAATTAGCTCCTGCTCCTAAACTACCAACAGCTGCTCCAAATGATCCACTTGCATTTATTGGTAATGAACCTGTAAATAGTGGGTTTGGGTTACCTGCGTTGTTAAAGTAATTAGGTGTTGTTAAGTTAACTGATTTAACTCTTACGTAAGATGATTGGTTAGGGAAACTACCAGTTAATTGTAGATATTTAGTTTGAGTTCCACTATCTGTTCTTAGAGTATATTTTTGGTCTCCAATTACTTTAGCTACATATGTAGGAGCAAATGGGTCTAACGATAAGTTAGTCCAAGTCTCTAATACAGTTTGTTCTAAATTATTATCATTACCTTGACGAATCAATAAATCAAATGTTCCAGAAGATGTATTTGAGTTAACAATTTGCCATCTAACATTATTTGATGTTCCATTAATTAAAGCACCATTTGAATCCTCAGATCCTGAGCTGTTCATTATAGTACCTTCAGAAATTGTTTCTAAAACAAATACTGCTGATGTTGCTCCGCTAGCACTAACAATTAAACTACTTGATGCAGGAGTGTAAGATCCACTCACTACACGAGCTACTAATAATGAAGTACCTCCATTTTGGAAGTAATTATAAGCAGCTATAGAAGTAAGGTAAGTGTAAGTTTGAGCTGGGCTGCCACTTGTTAAAGTAGTACCAAACTTTTGTTGGTATTGAGAGTAAGAAGTAACTACTGTAGGTAATTCTACTGGTCCTTTTACTGTTGGACCTATAATAGCTGCTCCTGCGGTAATTGGGCCTTGAGAAATGAATGAACTATCATTCTCTCTTGCTAATACACCTGGTGATATTAAAGTTTCTGCCATGTTTATGTTATGTTTGTTTTAATTATAAAT